CAACACATCATTTGAAGGATGATCACCATCCATTTTTCTCAATTGTAAAACCAATGGTCTAATACTGCCCCATGAATCTTTTTGAGTAAAATAAAGATCAACCTTTGAAACAAAACAATCCTGATTAATATCAAAAGCTTGATGATAAGCATCTCTGGTTTGTTTATCCCATGACCGTTCTAAATTTCTAGTAGAAATTTTATTATCCACGTAACCAACTGCATTAAAGATACTTTCTGCATAAGAATCTACACCATTTGATGTACTATCTAATATAACTTTCTTTTTACCTGTAGTGAATTTCTCACTTCCAACACCTTCATCCACATTAGGTATAGTATATGATCCAACAAATGTACCAAAATCATCAGTTTTTAATACTGTACCTCCGCCAGATATTGATTGTTTATATGTAGCTGCAGTGGCTGTGTTATTAATCACAGATGTAGTTATATCTTTCCCATCAAATCTAATTCTTAAATTACCTACATTTGGCTTCAATCCATAAGCACTAATTATAATAATTTGACTCTTGATATATGGAGTATAATCTTGTAAAACTCTTTTTGAACTATCTATTTCTAATGACCCAGCTTCTATGTCATAAGATTTTTTCAACGATTTAATCAATCCATCGTATGACAATCCACTATCATCTTTTTCAAATTCTGTTTTACTATGGCCAGTCCAATGAGTCTGCCAATCATTCCAAACAGAACGATGGGTTTCATATGCATCTTGATGATGCTTAATAGCATCAAATTCACCATTCTTATTTGTATTTAAATGTGGCCTAGATTTTACAGATTTCCAACAATCATAATCAGGAGTAAGTTTCATATATCCATGATATTCAAACTCATGCGTAGTTCTTGGTCGAACTTCAATATTACTTTCTATATTTTGAACTTCTATTTTTTCTCCACTAGAACCACCAAGTACTGGCAAGGTAACTAAATTTTTACCAGCAGTAACCCCTTGTAATGCTCCAGGCACATCAGGTGAGGAATCCCACGTCAAAGATTCTATTTTAAACTCTGGCCGTAATTCATTATTTTCTCTATCCACAGATGCATTGTAATAAGTATCAGATGTATCTGCATTGTTATGACCATCAAAAGAATCTGTAAAATACCCAATCTTTTCTCGACCTGAACCAATATCATGAGCGCGTGCCCTATCATCTACTGGATTTTTAGAAACATGCTTCTGTAATTCTTCTACCACTTTTTCTATTTTTGATATATCAGTTTCTTTTCTATGCGAAGTAGCAGCTAATTTGACATCTACATCAGATGTATTAAAAGTATATCCTGGCACTTTGACTTCAGCGATTACCACTCCATTTTCAGGATCGTCTGGAACAGCTGGTTGATAATCATATGATGCACCTTTTAATACTCTAACATTACCTTCTGCTTTAGTAACCAATCCTGTTCCAGTAGCAGCACCAGTTGCTCTAAAAATAACACCTTGAGTATTTGAAGCTGCTCCAACATCGTCAAAATCAGTAGTATTACCAACATCAATAATTTTATAAATTTCTCCAACTTCTAATTTATTTGCAGCCACTTGCTCATCATCCACTGACCCTTGTGTGATATATATTTTATCAACTCTAGGCTTATAATATTTCAATGTGGCTATGTCAACCGTAGTATGAAACGGTGTTCTCGATCCTTTGACCAAAGTATCACTCGATCCTTTCACTGGTCTAAAATCTATACAATTAGCTAATTTAAGTTTCTCGCCTGTTGAAGTAGTATATGTTGGTATATCCTCATATGTGAATGTACCAAATCCTGAAGCAGCGGCATTATTAGGCGAAGTAATAGGATAAGAATCAACCGAAATATAATCACCAACTCTATATGTTTCATCTACATGTCCACTTCCAATTTTTTGATCATCAGTACCATGCTGTAAGTGAAAATACTCAATCAACAAAGATCCAGTTGGTATTGGCTCGTTATCCTTCAGTTCGATAGATGCAATATCGTAATAATTATCTCTCTGTCCTGTATCTAATTTGTACCTATGACTAATATCTGTATCACTAGTTGTAGCTTGTCCAGTAAAACCATTTCCATTTTCATAAACTTTCCAATTTTTATCTAACACATCAGCATGCTCCAATAAAACCCTAGTTTCTATAGCTGTAGCATAATCTGGAACATATTGCGTATTAGATTTTATCAATTTGGTTATTTCATTAGCATCTACTACTTTAACAGGCGCAATTACTATATAGGATTTACCACTCTGAATCCCTGTTGCCCCAATGGTCATATCAGTGCCATCATAAGAAATTGTTAATTCACTTGATTTCCATACCTTTGCGTGTGTTCCATCATATGCACCATATAAAATAACATCTCTATTGGTATCAGTATCCGTATTTAAATTAGTACTATCCCAAGCTTCACTACCACTAGAAACAGTCAAAGTGTCATCACCAGCAGCCGCTACAGTAAATGTAGTTCTAACACTATTAATAGTAACAGTTTCAACACTTGAACCATCATCACCTACTGCATCTTTAGCAATTGGAAAAACATTTATATCTTTAAATGAATCTGAAATATTTGCAAAAGTAGTATCTATTCCAAATTGATCATCCTCTAAAGCCTCAGCTGCTATATTAGGATGAGTCACATCGAATTCTGTATTGAGATCACATATTTTAACGCCATTTTCCCCAGAAATATATGTACGAAGTTCCTCTACATCTTCAAGTTTAGAACCAGCCACAGTAAAGTCTATATTAAATAAATATATTCTATATTCATCATCATCAGCCGTTCTTTCAATATCTCTTATTCTAGCAGTTCCTAAAGGGGTTTCAACGCTATTGATATTTTTATGTAAACTAATTTTTGTAAAAATATCATCATCCGAACCCAAACTTGGTGAAAAATTCAACCAATCCCTAGCCGCTGTAGCACCATCACCACCCTCATCATTTGGCCCCATATCTATTCCATTATCCGTTACTACAAATGAACCCAAGTCAGCTGAAACAGAAACAGAACTACCAGAAGTAGATAAAGTTCTCTGTTTGTCAATATTGGCAAATTGCTTAACTGGAACAGAAATTTCTTCACCTTTTAAAACCACACTACCAGAATCTACACCTATGACTAATTTATCAGAATCACCCGATCCATAATACCCAGCAATACCATTAGAATCTGTTTGACTACTATTATGTTCTCTTACTTCAATATTAAAAGGCTTGCTAACATAATCACCAAAAATTTCTGTATGGTTCAATTTATAATCATCTTCTGTGAACAATTGGTCTAAATATCTATCTTTTCTAGCTACATGCCCATCAGTCACTCTCATCAATTCAATAAAAGCTTCATTAGCTTCTGTTGTAACTGATTTTTTAGCTAAAGTCAAACTATATCTCAATCTATCAGCCCCTGGCGCACCAGAATTAGGAGTATCAATAGAATTATCTAGCAAACTAGGATCATCCATAGATGTTACTATATTTTCTTCTACCGCCAGTCCAATTCTATAAGTCGGAGTAGTACCAAATTTTTCTAAGATCAGAGTTTGTCCTGAAATTGGTATAGCCGTTCCATTTATATAATAAATACCAGCTTTAATTTGAGCTAAAGAACCTTGACCAACTTCACTAGAACTATCAGGATAAGTTTTACTAGAAGGTTTTCCAACAACACCAATTTGATCACCCCGTGTTCCATCTTCTCTTAATTCATAAAGATCGTCACCTGACGTAAATGTAATATTTTGAGTATTCTGATCTCCATCAGAATAAGTATATGCTAAATATAAAACAGCAGATTCTGATCTTGAATAATTAGATGCAGCACCAGTTATGATATAAGCTTTTATTCTAGTATTTCCATCTGTAATATATTTCCCAATTAAATAACCACTAGCATTTCTTCCAGTTGGATTAAAATGATAATTATTCCAAGGCGAGGCAGTAGCTAATGTCACATAGTCTGCTTTATCACTATAAATCAATTGACCTGGCTTCAATATATCGCCATTGTCTAAAATAACATTTGAAATGTTTTTGGTATTTTCTCTTAAAATACTTTGAAATTGATTTAACTCACGTGCCTGTACAGCAACTGCCGGTTTAAAAAGAATCTTTTGAAATCTTTTACTCGGCACGTAGTCATCATAATAAGGCGGTTCATTAAAATTTATCTTAGCCATAATTTTCCTCTATTAAAATTCTATAATAATTCTAACTGTTTCTGTTTTACCTTCATCTCTGGTAATTTTTGCTCTGTTATCTAAGTATATAATATCGCCAGAAAATGGCAAAATGTCGTTTGGTTTAACTGCATCAACTGTAAAACTATTACTCGTATCAAGTGTTCCATTTGTATTATGCACATAAACAGGAGCTGATGTATCTGCTTCAAATTGTGTATGTATAGTTGTTCCAGCATAAGGAATTACATAAAAATAATCACCTACTGGATCATGATCGACTACTCTACCTATAGCCTGAAAAGTTCCATTACTGCCAACTTGCATCACTTCTTTTTCTATCCATGCGGCATCTGCAAGATTGGTCGTCAATGTACCAGTATAATGTAATCTAGCTACATTAGTAGCATCTGGCTCAAGCTGACGATCACCTGTCATTACTACCTCACCCTTAGTAGATCCATTAACAATATCATCATAATTATCTCGACTTTTAATAGGATCGACTAATAGCCCAACTGTCCTATAATCAGTATCAACATCATCTGCATATTTATGCTGATAGCCAGTTCCTTGTTCACCAAATTCTGTACTGCCTGGCAATGTGGTATAAATCATCATTCTATGACCACCTAATTCTTCTACTGCATCCCAACCATGTCCACCAATAGGAGCCAATATAGCACTTAAACTGGTAGCATCGTCAAAATCAGATGGAAAAGAACTACTCCCACCCGAATTTTTCTGTACCATTACTCTCCTGACATAAGTATAGTCCTGGCCTGGATCAGTAATATTTACATAATAGTGCGTATTTCCACTAATAACTATAGTTGATATATCAGCTTCAAACCCTGTGCCATCACCATCCAATCTTACCAATTTTCCTTCATCAGTACTAGTATAAGTAGTAGCCAGCCCTCTTGCTGTTCCATCACCGATACCCAATCCTGTTGCTGTAAAAATTTCACCCACTGCTGGATTAGAATCAGCACCAATAAGAGTAAAATTTGTAGTACCTATCGAAACAATTGTATACGTTTTACCAACCACAAATGAACCTGCAGTAATAATACTAGTTGTTGGCTTAACAAGATGAACTCCACCATGCACAGCTTGACGTTGAACATCCCATTGTGAAGTTGTGCTATTATTATCAACAGCTGATGGTGCAGCAAATAAAGTTTTAATCGGCATCCACTTATTACCATTAATCTCAACTTCACTTCCACCAAATTTTAAATATTGTGCATTACTAATACTATACATATATTTCCAAACAAATCCATCATTACTACTTTTAATATGCTTATCGCTTAAATTTGATGAAATAGTTGGCTCTACAGTTGAAGATTCCCCATTAACATTCATCAAACATTTCCAAACACTCCAATCACCACTAGATTCCTGTGTTACAACATAAAAAGGCTGCGTTGGATCACCATCCCTATCAAAAATAGTAGAATCATTATGCTCCCATGTAGTATAACCAGTTCCTGAAACCCATTTATACTGAGGTACTATAATTGAAACATCACTAGCTGACAATTTTTTAAGAACAATTATATCATTGTATATATCCATTTCATCTTGTAATGAAACCAAAGTATTAGGATCTTCTGGTGTGTCACCATTGCCCCATGCCCTATTTCTAGCTATGAATAGATAGACATGATGCTTTAAATTACCTTTGTCATCTACATCATGGAACAATCTCCTGACTGATGTTGCATTTTTATATTTAAACTTATGTGTTAAAATTGTTGGCATTTCTTATCCTCTATTCTGGATCATCTACATCTGTATATGATATACTTGATGCACTAGTTGTATTATTTATATAATAAGTTGGGAATATCTTTGTACCTACTGGATGTGCAATCTTGGAAATTGGGCCTACCCATTCCTCATATTGCATATCTGAACCCACTACATATGACCACGGCGTATATAATCTCCCATCCTGTACAACTGAATCTCCACTTAAAAATCCTCTGCTATCTAAATATTTTCCATCAAAATCTACTACAATATCTGTTCTTGCTATCCCTTTAGCTGTTGTCCATGGCGTTGTTTTCTCTTGACTAGAAACTGTTGAATTTTTTCCATAATTAACACCTGGCGTTACTGCAATTGCTTTCAGGATTCCACCTATCTTTGATCCGAATGGAGTAAAATTGGCACCCAATCCACTATCTGAAGTTATTTGCACAAATGGTGATTCTTCAAATCCAGATCCACCATAATGTATCTCAACTTCAGTAATTTCATTATTATTATCAGTATCCACTGCGACAACTTCACCTGATCCGATAGTAGAATCTTCACTGACTATCCATCTACATCTACCGAAAGTTGTTCTTGGAATTGCAGCTCCTGTGTTATCAAACAATTCAGCTGTGCCTGATACATCTGGAGATACCTCAGCTGTGCCAACACCTGTAGCTGTAAAAATTGTACCTATATCACTGTTTTCTGCGCCTAATTGAGTAAAATCTGTATCCCCTGTAGCAGTGATTGTATATTTTGTACCGATTACAAAATTGCCAGCTGAATATGAAATAGAAGAACCTGTACCAGTAGCTGTAAAAATTGTACCTATATCACTGTTTTCTGCGCCTAATTGAGTAAAATCTGTACCATAATTATATCCATAATATTCATGTCTACCACCTCTTGAAATATAATAAGAAGTTTGTAAAAGATGAGTTACAGTAAATGTAGCATTAGCACCACCAGTGGTAATAGTGATTACATCATTCACAGAATAACCATAACCAGCTTGATTTATTGTTGCACTATCTATTGTATTATTCGTAACATCAATATCAACTGTTAATCCAAAACCTCCTGCAGGAGAAACTGTAGTAGCTACATTAGTAGATGACCCATTTGTATATCCTGTTCCTGCATTAGTAATACTGCTTATATCCCTGACTGAATCAAATACAAAATTACCAGAATTGACTTCTGTTTTTGTTCCATCTGCATTTTTAAATTTCAAAACAACTTCACCTTCGTATTCACCAAGTCTATTCTTATCAGTATCAAAATTTCCTCTAATAGTATCTATATATAATTTATTACCTACAATACCTCTAATTCTAGCTGTAGCCCGTGACCTTTCACCTATAATATATTCATCTACTGCAAAAAGTGCACCAGATGTTTCAGTGATTTGTAAATAAGTTCCAATCAATTGAAACTGATCACTAATTTCATAGTTAGCGCCACCATCATTGATATACATATCATCAACTTTTCCCTTAGTCAATCGTTGAATCCTACCGTATGCTCCACCTTGATTATCTATACCTGCAATCTTAAAAGTGCCACCACTCCCGCCAGTATTAGTACCAACTACACCAGCTAAAACTCTTACACTATGATCCTCATCATTTCCACCATATGCAGTTAAAGGTTTAGCTGTTCCACCAGAAGAATCAGATAATTGTATTGTATTATCATCAACTCTAATAACATAATAATCAGTATCATTGATTAATCCACCAATAACAGTATCATGATAAAATTCATCTATATCACTTTCTTTTATAATATGATTGGCACTAGTATTACTAACTCCAGATAAAGTAATAGATGTTCCTGTAGTGGAATTAGCCCATGAAGTAGCTAATTTTATAGTATCAGCTGATACTCTAATTATATAATAATCAGTACTTTCTGCCAATCCAGTTGGTATTGTACCAGTACCTTTTATGTACCTAACTTTATCTGTATCATGAAATCCATGATTAGGAATTATTATAGAATCGCTCTCTACAAGTACATCATTTCTTGCATCAAACGTTTCACTGATTGAGTTAGAAGATGCCCCAATTTTATAATTGACTACAGTATTAGTGACCATACCATGTAAAGGAATTGTAATTCTATTATTAGTTAAATCTACAGCTGATTGTGCATTAAAATTTTTCTGATTATCATCCACAATTACAATATCATTATCCGCATATCCTGAACCTTGATTCACAATACTTCCGCCAGTAATAGCACCATTGCCATCAACAGTAACATCAATAGTAAGCCCTACTCCAGATCCACCAACAGTAGCATAAGTACCTGCTGTATTATAATTACTACCAGTTTCCATCAAGGTTATATTTATTGCACTACCATCGTTACTAACAACTAAATCATCATCTAATGTATGCCCGCTACCATGTAACTGGAAATGTATCTCTTTAATACCAGCCAAGCTTTTTACTCTAATTTGTTCTGTAGTATCTGGCCTAGTTATAGCAGTCACAGTTTCAGTAGCCAAATTGATATTATCTGATGTTATAACTGTACCCGTTCCAATTCCAATGCCACTTACTTTAAGTTCAAATTCATGTCCAATAGTAGCTTCCTTCGCGCCCATATCTATCCAAGTTTCTGTTGTAGTAGTTCCCAAAGCATGAATTTTATATCTGTTACCAATTACCATATTAGTAGGATCTGTAATAGGAATTTCTTCTAGCGACTGAATATAAACCCCTTCCAAATATTCATCATTAGAAAAACTACCTGTAATATCATTTTTATCCAATACCAATTCAGTAACTCTATAAGTTTTTACATAATAATGATTCACCTCTAATACTCTAGCCGTGGCTCCAGAAGTCTCGCCTCTAACATGATAACCAATCAAATAAGCTAAATCAGATTCAGTAGTATTTTCTGTAGGTATTAACTCAACTCTCATCAATATCGGCTTTTTCCATTTAGCAGAAGATGGTATCAACAAATGCTCTTCATACGGAATTACATCTACATTCTTATTATATAACACACGGAACATAAACTCAAAAGCTTTTTTAGTACCTTTTCTGGTATTAAAATCTCTTATCAATTTCATAGTATTGCGAATATCAGCTGATATTTGTTCAGGAACATCAGGCATCAACTGACTTCTAAGATATTTCAAATAGGTATATGGTATATTATCAATATCTCCAAAATCTAATATTCTATTCAATGCATTGAATAAATTAAACTTCTCATTGACAACCTGATTGATATTAGTAGTTCCCAAACCTTTAATAGAATATCTATCGTAATCCTTAATGGTTAAATCATATTCCTTTTCCAGCCATTTATAATAAAATTCCAAAAATTTAACAATCTTGGTTTTATCACCAGTATCATCTAAATCAAATTGTGTACGCACAAACCATGGCAATTGTCCTTCAACAAAAGAAGATATATTATTTTTAGTTTTATCTGTATATTGCATTTGTTATAACCTATATTTAAATGGGTCAGCTAATCCAGTTACCATCTTCATTATATAAATTTCTACTAGACAATGGTGAAAACAGATCATTCAAG